ATATTGGTTTGACAGCGTTATCGATAGAATTGAGAGAGCAGGTGTTGCTGACCTTCAGGTAGTTGAGGATCATTTACATCTTGACTTAGAAGAAGATTCAAGTATAATATCCGATGCAGAGGACACCCTAACAATCATTAGAAAGTTCTCCGATCAATATATCAGCAACAAAGACAATGTGTCTAAGCTAAACAAGTTACTTGGTGACTTGTATGTTGAGGCAATGGAAATACAGACTAAGCAATGATACTATTTAAGAAAGTGAAGTGGAAGAACTTTCTATCCACTGGTAACATATTTACAGAGATTGATCTTACTAAGCATAAGTCAACTCTGATTGTAGGTACGAATGGTTCTGGCAAGTCAACCATTCTTGATGCTATTTCATTTGCTCTCTATAATAAGCCATTCAGAAAAATCAATAAGCCTCAGCTTATTAACTCCATCAATGGTAAAGACCTTTGTGTTGAACTTGAGTTTGTAGTTGGTAATGCTAACTATAAGATCATTAGAGGTATCAAGCCTAACAGGTTTGAGATTCATAAGAATGATCAACTACTCAATCAAGATGCTGATAGTAAAGACTATCAAGAAGTAATCGAGAAGCAGATTGTTAAGATGAACCACAGAACATTCTCTCAAGTAGTTGTTCTTGGTTCCTCTACCTATGTTCCATTCATGCAACTTCCTGCCGCCCAGCGAAGAGAAGTTATCGAAGACCTTCTTGACATTCAAGTCTTTACCACAATGAACACTTTGTTAAAGGGTAAGGTCTCTTCTAACCAAGATGACTTGAAGCAAGCAAAGTATGATAGCGATCTTGTTGATGAGAAGATTAACATTCAGAATAGTTACATTGATTCTTTAAAGAAAGATGTACAGAATAAAGTTGATGAGAATAATGTAAAGATTGAGCAGACTGAAGCTGAGATTGATATGTGTAATGATGATCTTACAATCAAGGGTAAGACAATAGAGGAAAAGATTCAGCAAACTACTAACCTCGACAAGTTAACCAAGAGAATGGAGAAGTCTGTTATCCTAAAGGAAAAGACCATTGATAAACTATCCAAGTTGGATAAAGAGATTAAGTTCTTCCACGACAATGATGACTGTCCAACTTGTAAGCAAGGAATTCCTCATGAGTTCAAGGCCGAGTCTATTACTACAAAGCAAACACAAGTATTTGAAATACAAGAGAACCTAAAGCTTCTTGATGAGGACTATAACAATACTGTTACAGAAATTACAAGAATTAATAAAATCCAAAAAGAGATTCAAACAATCCAGCAAGAGATTACTAAACTGCAGACAGAGATAACTTCTAAGAAGAAGTTTATTGATTACCTGCAAACTGAGATTGATGGATTGGAAACAAACACGGCAAACGTTGATGCAGAAAAACAAAAACTAAAAGAACTACAAAAGCAAAAGACAGAAGCTGAGGACAAGAAGCAGAAGCTGCTAGAGGAGTACGAAATACTACAGGCAGCTTCTGCTCTCTTAAAGGATGGTGGTATCAAGACCAGAATCCTTCGCCAGTATATGCCAATCATTAATAAGTTGATTAACAAGTACTTGGCTGCCATGGACTTCTTTGTCCAGTTTGAGATTGATGAACAGTTTAATGAAACTATCAGATCAAGATTCAGAGATGAGTTTAGTTACAATTCATTCTCAGAAGGTGAGAAGATGAGAATCAACTTGGCAGTGCTCTTTACATGGAGAGCAATTGCTAAGATGAGAAATAGTGCTGCTACTAATCTTTTGATTATGGATGAAGTGTTTGATAGTTCTCTTGATAGTTCTGGCACAGATGAGTTCTTGAAGATTATTCAGACTCTCACTGCTGATACCAATACGTTTATTATTAGCCATAAGACAGATCAGTTGTTTGATAAGTTTCATAATGTTATTAAATTCGAGAAGACAAAAAACTTTTCTAGGATTGTATGATCTGGACAAAGCAATACTTTAATAGTAAGTGGGCTGAGGGTATCCACAAAGCATGTGAGAAGTATCCAGATGCAACTGGTGATTCACATACCTTGTCAGCAAACGGTAGTGGTGTCATACCGGAAAACTATTTAATGAAAATTATTTCTTCTAAGAGGGAACCCCAAATAGTAGATGCATTAAAAGATATTGCAATGGTTGCAAACGAACGAATGTTTGGTTTCAATATTTGGTTTGATATTAGCTCATTCCAATACACAACGTATAAATCAGAACAGCAAATGGAATACGACTGGCATAGTGATTCAGTGTGGGTAATTAAACCTGTCGTCCACAAGCTTACAGTAATTGTTGGTTTGACGGATAGGGATAATTATGAGGGTGGGGATTTAGTTCTCGCTGGTGGCAAAAAAAATAAAACTATTAAGCTAACTGCTGGTGAAGCAATAGCGTTCCCATCAATTATGTTACATAAAGTAACGCCAGTAACAAGTGGAACAAGAAATACATTAGTTGCTTGGTTTAAGGGTCCAAGGTGGGTTTAATATGATTCCAAAGATTGTAGTAACACCAAATTACTTTCCATCAACATGGTGTAACAATGTCAACACCTGGATGATCAACAATGTACCTATAGATCCATCGTTTGGTAAGACAGGTGTAAGAAGATGTGATGTTAGATTCTTATCGGCTAACATGAAGCCATACGAAGGTGTCTTTAAATCGTTAATTGATTACACAAAAAGTAATATTAACAAACTAGGTATTGATGTTGATTATCAGATTGATGGAGCAATCCAGCATATTACATACCTACCAGGCCACGGTGTGGGTTGGCATGATGATACCATGAGTTATAAAATGGCTCTAAACAACCCTAAGTACAACAATCTGAAAACCGATAGAAAGCTTTCTTTGACCGTAATGTTATCTGATCCAACAGAGTATGAGGGTGGCGAGTTTGTTTTTGAGCCTGGTTACCCGCTTCCAGCTAAAGTAGAGGGTAAAGGTACTGTTGCCCTATTTACATCATACACACAACACAAGGTGGAACAGATAACATCTGGTGTAAGAAACATTTTGTTTATTTTTATTACTGGTCCAACTTGGAAATAGTATGTCAATTATAACTATTAAGTCAGCTATTCCAGAAGACCTAATTGACAGTTGGAGTTCCCCAACAGAACGTATACCAATCCGTCAAGGTCAGACTGTTGATAAAGGTTTGCCATCAGGCATATCCAATGATAAGAATATGAGGTCTTGTGAGACTCGGTTTATAACTTTCAATAACCATAGAAAGTTTTATCTTAACATTCTAGATAACATCTACCCATTTATCGACTTCTATCAACATGCGTTTGATGTTCAACTTTATAGGGTGCTAGAGATACAGCACACCACATACTTTAAAGATGACCATTATGCAAGACACGTTGATACAATCTTCAATAACAAAACCCCACATCAAAGAAAAATTAGTTTGGTTTTGATGTTATCGGATAGAAGTGAGTATAGTGGTGGTGAACTTATTATTAATGATGAACCTGTTTGCCTTGAGAAAGGCGATATGGTTATCTTTAAGCCAACAACATTTCACAGTGTTGAGAAGGTTCAACGGGGTGTAAGAAAGACTTTAGTGATGTGGGCTTTGGGTCCACATTGGAGATAGTTGAAAATAACGATGAGTTGTTGTATAGTGGTCGTTATAAATAATGTTTAATTTGAGGCTTTTGTAATGCAAAAAGAATATAACTATTCTGAGATCTTCTATTCTATTCAGGGTGAAGGTCGATACACTGGTATACCAACTGCTTGGTTGAGATACTTTCTCTGTAACCTCCAGTGTGATGGCTTTGGTCAGAAAGATCCAACTGACCCTAAGACATATAAGCTTCCCTACAAAGATATGCCCGTCGACTTTATTAAGCGAGTCGAAGACCTACCTGTATGGAAATATGGTTGTGACTCTTCCTATTCTTGGGCTAAGAAGTTCAAGCACCTAATGCATAAGGGTACACCAGAGTATATTGCTAACCAGATTCTTGGTCACATTAGATCTCCCCATAATCTAGAGTCAAAGTTTGACCATCCAGCAGGCCAGCCTATCCACATGTGCTTCACTGGTGGTGAGCCTTTAATGAAGCATGCTCAAGACTGTACAGTTGGTATTCTTGATTACTTCGATAGGATCAAGAATAGTCCTAAGTTCATTACATTTGAGACTAATGCTACTCAGGCATTAAGGCCAGAGTTTAGTAACTTTATGACTAACTGGAGAGAGATGGGCAGAGAGATCTTTATTTCATCTTCTCCTAAGCTCTGGACTACTTCTGGTGAAACAAATAAGGATGCTATTGTTCCTGAGGTCTTAGCTGAGTACCATTCTCTTTCTAGAGGCCATGGGCAAATCAAGTATGTTGTTAACGGTAAGAAAGAGACATGGGAAGAAGTTGACCATGTAACTAATGAATTCAGAAAAGCAGGAGTAACATTCCCTGTTTGGGTGATGCCGGTCGGTGCCACAGAAGAAGCACAGACTGGTGGGCTAGAAGGTTATATGAGTGCTGGTGCTATTGCTGAAGAGGCATTTAAGAGAGGCTTTAATGTCTCGGCAAGAGTCCATGTGTACTTGTGGGGTAACACTATTGGTGTTTAATGATTAAAGCAAGTAATATTATTAATCAAAAAGAGTTGGAGTATCTAAGGCAACTTTATAACAATTCGCCAAAACAATTCCACACTCAAGATGTTAATTTGTTTAATGTATACAAATGTAACATTAGAAAGGTAAGATCAGATTTGTGGGATGGTATTCAATCTAAGTTAATTAAGTTTCATGGTAGCGAGTGCTCAGTAACCAATTACTTCTTAGAGTATCAATCAGGGGCATATGCTAAGACTCATCAGGATAACCCTGATACTGTTGGTGGTACTGCAATCACCCTAATAGACAAATCAGATGATTTAGTGGGTGGCGATATTATAGTTGGCCGAGGCAATAATAAAAGATCATTACCTCAACCTATTGGCCGGACAATTTATTATAATACAGCAGTTGATCATGGCGTTGTAGAAGTCACAAAAGGTAAAAGATTAGTTCTCGTAACATGGTTTAGGAAAGGTGTATGGCAAAGTTAATTAAGTATAAAATTAAAGACTTTGATAAGGATATCGATACCCTTGTCAGAAAGATCAAGAGATCAAAAGTTGAGTTTAGTTATATCGTAGCACTATCACGAGGAGGTTTGATTCCTGGTGTAGTACTATCCCATAAGCTTGGATTGCGATTAGTTCCAATCAGCTGGTCGACAAGAGACCATGAGAATAAAGAATATAACTGTTGGGTACCAGAAGATATTAACAATGGCAAGAAGGTACTTGTTGTTGATGATATTGTCGATAGTGGAGAAGCTCTAAGGACTATGTTCGAAGATTGGAATCTATCTGTTTGTAACAAGTTAGATTACAATAATATTTACGTTGCCTCCTTGATTTATAACAAGGATCAGAGTATAGTACCCAACTTCTATGGTACTAAGATTTCAAGAAAGAAAGTTCCAGAATGGTTTGAGTTCTGGTGGGAGGTGTGAGATGGCTAGTAAGTTTTATTCTACAAAAAGAATAGGTCCTATCTCTACTGGTCATCGTCAGTGGAGAGATAAGGGTCATTGTAAGTGGGCTCATGGTTATGGCCGTTATGTTAAGTTTACCTTTGCATGTACTACACTAGATGACAAGATGTGGTGTATGGACTTTGGTGACCTTAAGTGGGTCAAGAAGTGGCTTGAAGATCAATGGGACCATAGAATGTTAATTGCATCTGATGACCCTTTACTTAAGATGTGGAAAGAGATGCATGAGATGGATGGCATCAACCTTAATGTTATGGATGTAACAAAGGGGTGGGGTCCAGGTATCGAAGGCTCTTGTAAGTTTGTATTTGATAACATTAATCCAAAAATTAAAGAGTTGACTGACAACCGCGTTTGGATTGATACTATAGAGATCTACGAGCATGAGTTTAACTCTGCTCTTTATGTTAACCCTGAGGTGTAAAAATGGGTATTGATTACTCTAACAAGATGCCAGATCTTGTATTTAATTATGATAGTAATTTCTACTGTGAGGAGTTACCTGACCCTCAAGTGAATCCAGTTCTACCCGGTGCAAGAGTTCCTCTTCGTAAGGTTGGTATTGCACCGGTTGACCTTCCTATCATGGTCAAGCGCCGTGATGGTAATACACAACAGTTGCAGGCAGAAGCCAGCCTTTATTGCTCTTTGGATGACCCTAATGCTAAGGGATTGAATCTCTCGAGACTCTATCTCATTATGCATAATAAGATCAAAGACCACCTTTCGATCGATGGCATTCAAGGAGCACTAAAGGAGCTCGCTGAGAAGCAGAATAGTAAGAATGCTTATTGTAAGCTTCGCTTTAAATATCCTTGGACACAAGAGGCTCTACGCTCTCGTAGAGATGATAACCCTGAAGAAAAACTTCGCGGTCATATTGCCTATAAGGTTGAATTAGAAGGTCAGTATCGTAGTGGAGTTTATAAGTTCTTCATTACCATAGACTATGTCTATAGTTCAACTTGTCCATGTTCGTTTGAGTTAGCCTATGATGCTCGTAAGCATAGAGATGCTGCTGCTAATGCTCATAGTCAGAGATCTATTCTAAAGGTTAAGGTTGAGTTTGACCCAAGTAAGATCATTTGGTTTGAAGACATTGTAGAGCTTTGCAGAAAGCATATTCCAACCGAAGTTCAGATTGTTGTTAAGAGACGAGATGAACAAGCGTTTGCCGAACTTAATGGAGCCAACCTGTTGTTCTCTGAAGACGTTTGCCGTATAATGTATGGCGCGTTAGACGAATGGTATGACAAGGGTAGAATTAGAGACTTCTCTTTGGCTGTATCGCATGAAGAAAGTCTACATCCTTGGAATGCTATTGCAGTCACTTCAAAGTTCAATCCTAGTGAGGTTCCTGGATGTCTGGTTTAAAAGATCCGTATGCTTATCGTTTCCGTGGCGTATATGGTGTCTACAATGATGCTTGTGAACTAATGTATGTTGGTTCAACTACATTAGGTCTAAAGCAGTTAGAAGAAAACCATAGAAAGGCTAGAGAGAAAGGTTATGACATGACCAACTTTAGAACCCTTCTCGAAGAGCACGAGTCATGGAAGTTTGTGTGGCTAATTAAGCCTCATAACTGTCAACAGCCTCATATCGAGTATCAGGAACAAACTTTGATACACGCAATGAACCCTAAGCATAATATTAACAAGCACCCATACAGATCATCCATATCTTATGGTAGGTATGCTGATGTTCTTCAATTGTATGGTGAGGAGTTGGAGTACTTTAATGATTAAGAAAAAGATTTGGGTAACATTCCAGAAGGAAGGCATTCATTGCTATCCAGCTGCTGCCACAGATGAGAAACTGAAGGAGGTTAGTTTTCTAGCTAACCCTCATCGCCATATGTTTCACTTCAAGGTTTATCTTGAGGTGTTCCATGATGACCGGGATGTAGAGTTTATTCTCCTAAAAAGGGAATTAGAAGCCTTGTATGGTAGCGGAATTCTAAAGTTAGACTTCATGTCTTGCGAAATGATTGCAGAAGAACTACTTGCATATTTGAAGAACCAGTATGCTGGTAGAGATTGTACAATAATTGTAAGTGAAGATAATGAAAATGGTTGTGAGCTTGTTTATGAGCGTCACCGTCCCCACCTAATGATAAAGGATGAATAATTATGACAGAATTTTGCCATATAGCACCTACTGAATGTTTGAATCTTGTAGAGGGCTACAAAGCTCACCTAACTCTTGCTCATCTTATTGATACTAGTGATAAGTATACAACATTCTATAAAAGAATGAAGTCCAACGAGAAGGCAATGATTATTATGGATAATAGTGCCTTTGAAATGTACAAGCAGGGCAAGCGAATGCTAACTCCTATAAAAGTATTGGAGATGGCGCAGTTAGTTAAAGCTGATTATGTTGTTATGTCGGACTATCCAGCTGAACACTCTTCTAAGACTATTCAAACTGCTATTGATCTTGCTCCTATGTTTAAGTACCAAGGATTTGGCACATTCTTCTGTCCTCAATCTAAAGTTGGTGACAAAGAAGATTTGATTAGTGCATTTGATTGGGCATCTACATCTAAGCATGTAGACTACATTGGTGTATCTATTCTTGCTGTACCTAATGCATATAATGTGGAGAAGGGTAACAAGCTTCAGCGCTTTGTTGCTCGCTATATGTTTATGCAAGAGCTGAAGGAGAGGGGTATACTAGACCGTATTAGAGATAATGGTAAGAAGATTCATTTCCTTGGTATGGTAGATGGGCCAAATGAAATTAAGCTGATGGCACCATTCAAGCAGTACATTGACACTTGGGATAGTTCTGCAGCCGTTTGGCTTGGATTGAATGGTGATACAAGGTTTGATGGTAGTCCAACTGGTATCTATGATGGTAAGTATGAAAAGGAAGTTGACTTTGATCTAAAGCTAAGTGATATTTCTATTGACAATTACAATCTAGCCAAGTATAATATGGACTACATTGACACTCTCGTTCAGAGGTATTTAAATTATGTCGAATATTGATTATAGATTTAGAGAGGATAAGATCCTCAAGGAAGTACTAGAGTATATTAGTAAGACCTATCAACAGCATTATGTTGGTAAGGAAGAGATCCAGACTATTGATGTTTGGGATTCCCTTGGTAGTGTTGATACTACTTCTAGAGATACTGCTATCAAGTACTTAATGAGATATGGTAAGAAAGATGGTCACAATAAGAAGGATTTGCTCAAGGCTATCCATTATATTGTCCTTCTATATCACTTCACACAACCACAGGAAGATAAGGTATGATGATCCATATTATGGGTGAGCACGGATCAAAGCTCACAAATGTACATGAAGTAGATGTTCAACCTAATGCAGTTGACTTGCGTTTGGGTAAGGTCTTTAAGATTAAGAACGAAACATTTGCTCTAAGCGAAGATTATAAGGTTCATAGAGGGTCAGAAGAACTTCTTCCTAATGAAGTTGGCTTCTGGACACTTGAGCCAGGTACATATGAAGTTGTAATGGAAAACATTATTGAGATTGGTGAGGGTGAAGCTGGTTGGGTTATCACTCGATCAACTCTTAACCGTAATGGTGTCTTCCTAACCTCTGGCCTCTATGATTCTGGCTATCATGGTGTCATGGCCGGTGCTATGCATGTTACGACTGGCCCATTGACTATTAGAAAGAATACAAGAATTGGCCAGTTCCTACTATTCAGGGCTGAGAGCTTACATAAATATGATGGTAGTTATGGCTTGAATAAAGAGCACGATAAAAAGTATGGTGTATAATTTGATTGACCACAAGAGTGCAATCTTGGAACAAGAGTTGCCTCTTTTTGATTTTGACAATCCCCCTATCGACCCTATGGAACTGGCCAAAAATCTTCTTGACACAATGCGCCACCATAAGGGTATCGGATTATCAGCTAATCAAGTAGGCCTTCCATATAGAGTATTCATTATGGAAGGTGATCCTGCGTTTGCATGTTTCAATCCAAAAATTGTCGACGTGTCTGAGGAAGTTGTTTCCTTAACAGAAGGATGTCTATCATATAAGGGTGTGGTTGCTCCTATCAAGAGACCAGCCCATGTTCGTGTCCGCTTTACGGAGCCAGGCGGAAATACAATGACAAGAAAGTTTACTGGCATGACAGCCAGAATCTTCTTACATGAGTATGATCATTTACAGGGAGTTAACTTTCTCCAGAAGATGCATCCAGCACATAGGGAAAAGGCATCGAGACAGTTAAAGAAGTATATACGTTATTTGAAAAACCAACAGAGGTAATTATAATGAATATTAAGATTGTTAAGTTAATGAATGGTGATGAGATCATTTGTGATCTCCAAGAAACAAAGACTAAGTTGAAGGTTAACAAGCCATTGTTGCTTGCCTTCCAAGAAAATCGTTTAGTATTTGTGCCATTCATGCAGTACACAACTGCAATGGAAGGATTTGAATTGCTGCCAGCTAGCGTTCTATTCATCACAGATCCAGTTGATTCACTAGTCAACGACTACCAGATGGCAACAAGCCAGATCCTAACACCACCACAAGCTGCAGGTGGAAAGAAGAGTCTTCTCCGAGCAGTGGAGTAATAGACAATGGAAATTAAAATTGAAATCGAAGAGTTGCGCAAACGATCATTGTTTGTAGCCACTCCAATGTATGGGGGCCAGTGTCATGGCAACTATACAAGATCAATGTGTGATCTAACAGCTCTTTGTGTTAAGTATGGTATTAACATGAAGGTCTATTATTTGTTTAATGAGTCTCTCATTACTCGCGCCCGTAACTATTGTGCAGATGAGTTTATGAGAAGTGACTTCACCCACATGATGTTTATTGACTCAGATATCGGATTTGACCCTAACGATGTTATTACATTGTTGGCTCTCCAGTCTGATGAGTCACCATTCGATATCATTGGTGGTCCATATCCTAAGAAGTGCATCTCTTGGGAAAAGGTTAAGCAGGCTGTTGATAAGGGTGTTGCAGATGAGAATCCAAACTCACTCGAACAGTTTGTTGGTGATTATGTTTTCAATCCTGTTATTGCTAAGGAAGGCCCAACTCAGATTAAGCTAAGTGAGCCAGCCGAAGTACTAGAGATTGGTACTGGCTTTATGATGATTCGAAAGAATACATTCAAGAAGTTTGAGGAAACATTCCCATACCAGTCATATAAGCCTGACCATGTCCGTACAGCTCACTTCGATGGTTCAAGAGAGATTTTCGCTTTCTTTGATACACCAATCGATGGTAAGAGAATGTATATGGGTGCTGAGCTAAAGGCATATTTGGAAGCTAATCCAAATGCAACGCCTGATGATATTGTTAAGTTTGTTGATGACCCTAACAATACTATCCTACGACAGTACTCGAAGAGATATCTATCTGAAGACTATATGTTCTGTCAGTGGGTTCGTAACATGGGCTTGAAGGTTTGGTTATGTCCTTGGATGCAGTTGAACCATACTGGATCTTATACGTTTGGTGGTAGTCTTGCTGCTCTAGCATCTGTTGGTGCTGCTGCTACGGCTGATATTTCCAAGATTAAGAAATAACTTGAGGTAATTATATTATGGCATTTGATAAGCAAAAAGTGAAGGCAGTCCTTGTCGAGGTTTCAAACTCAATGACCCGCATTGATGCGGAAAAGGAATTTATTAAGGATGCAATTGATGCTGCATCCAAGATTCACGAAATTCCTAAGAAGACTCTAACAAAAATGGCAAAGGTATTCCACAAGAATAACTATGCTCAGGAGTTGTCTTCCATTGAAGAATTTACTACAATGTACGAGAATATTGTGGGCGCCGAGAATAAGTGATAAAGGACAATTTATATTATGAAAATTTCAAGTCAGACCTTACAGGTCTTGAAGAACTTTGCTTCGATCAATCCTAATCTGTTGGTGAAGCCGGGAAGTGTGCTAAGTACGATTAGTACTAATAAGAACATATTTGCGAAGGCTACGGTTACTGAGCAATTCCCGGCTTCATTTGCTATCTATGATATGCAACAGTTCTTGGGTGTGATTAGTATTTTTGATGATCCGGATTTCACCTTTGGTGAGAATTCAGTAATCGTTTCTTCGGAAGGAAGATCCGTAGAATATGTTTATGCCAACCAAGAAATGGTTGTAGCACCCTCTGAAGGCGTAGCTGAAAAGATTGCTGTCAAAGATCCAGAGATTACATTTGACCTAACAGCGCAAGGCCTTAATGAAGTAATTAAGGCTACTGCTATCCTACAGCTTGATAAGATTAATGTTGTTAGTAAGGATGGTGTTGTAAGTGTTGTCGTTGCTGACCCTAAGAATCCTTCTTCCAATAAGTTTTCTCTAAAGGTGAATGGAACATCCACGGCTGATCTTGCTATGGCATTTGCTGCTGAGAACTTAAAGCTGATTGCTGGGGATTATAAGGTCAATATATCATCCAACGGCGTCAGCTCATTCAAGAATGATAAACTAAACCTAGAATACTTTGTTGCCGCAGACGTTAAGTCAAAGAAGGCTTAATGTATGCTACAAGAAGTTTTATGGGTTGAAAAATACCGTCCTCGAACTATAGCTGATTGTGTCCTACCCAAGGACATTAAGAAGACATTCCAGGCATTCATTGATAGTGGCACTATTCCTAACCTACTACTAACTGGTACACAGGGTACTGGTAAGACGACTGCGGCTCGTGCGATGTGCGAGCAACTAAAGTGTGACTATATCATCATTAACGGTTCTATGAACGGTGGTATCGATACACTACGAAATGAGATTCAGCAGTTTGCTAGTACTGTATCGTTTGGTGGTGGAAGAAAGATGGTTATCCTCGATGAGGCTGATTATCTTAACGCCCAGTCAACCCAGCCTGCTTTGAGAAACTTTATGGAAGAGTTCTCAAAGAACTGTGGATTCATTCTAACTTGTAACTTCAAGTCTAGAATCATTGAACCTCTACATTCTAGATGTTCTATTGTAGAGTTTAAGATTCCACCTAAAGAGAAGCCATTGCTTGCTGGTGAGTTCTATAAGAGGACTCTCAATATTCTTGAGACTGAGAATATTAAGTTCAATAAGAATGTTGTAGGTGAGTTGATTGCCCGTCACTTTCCTGATTGGAGAAGGGTGCTAAATGAGCTTCAGCGGTATAGTGTTGGTGGTGAGATTGATTCTGGTATCTTGGTTAACCTATCTGACGAGCACTTCACTCAACTAATTACTATACTAAAGGATAGAAGATTCAATGATATGAGGAAGTGGGTAGCTGAATCTAATGATATCGAGCCATCTGTCCTTTTCAGAAAGATCTATGACTCTTTATCTGTCATTCTCAAAGGGACATCTATCCCACAGGCCATTCTTATCTTGGCTGACTATCAATATAAGGCTGCATTCGTTGCTGACCAGGAGATCAACCTGGTAGCATGTCTAAGCCAGTTGATGGCAGAGTGCGAATACGCATGAATCCGTTCGACTTTGTAAACGCCATCAATTATACCAAGATTGATGTGATATCTACCTCGGAAAACCCGGAAAAAGCCGAGAAACTATACAATCCATATTTGGTTAACCGTGGATTGTCGTATTTTGCGGATACTGTGCTGTATTGCAATGAAATGAACCGATATCACGAATTAGACAAAAAGCTCCAGTTTAATTTTCTTCTAAATAGTATTAGGAAGAACAAAAGGTTCTCCAAATGGCACAAAGCTGAAGTAGATGAAGATACACAGCTCATTAGTGATTACTATAAGTGTAATATTAGAAAAGCTAAGGAGATACAACTAATACTTTCTGTAGATCAGCTTAGACAATTAAAAGAAAAAATGCATGTAGGTGGGGCGAACAGATGATTACAGTAGATAGTTTTATTGAAGTCACTCTAAAGCAAAATGATGACTTCCTAAAGGTCAAAGAGACCTTAACGAGAATTGGTATTGCATCAGAAAAGAACAAGACCCTCTATCAGTCTTGTCACATTCTCCATAAGAAAGGCAAATACTATATTGTACACTTCAAGGAGCTTTTTGCCCTTGACGGTAGACCATCTTCATTGGTAGAAGATGATATTGCCAGAAGAAACACTATTGTTAACCTACTTTCCGACTGGGGCTTGGTTGGATTAGTAGACGCTGAGAAGACGAAGGAACCAGTTGCACCAATGAGACTTATTAAAGTCATTCCTTTCAAGCAGAAGAGTGAATGGCAGCTGGTGACAAAATACAATATCGGAAGAAGTAAAAAGGGTGACGAAAGTGGTCAAAGCGATCAAGGCGAATAAAAGAAAGAAGGCAAAAAACCTTGTAAAGAAGAAGAGAGCTAAGAAGGTACAGGCTGAGCTTGTACAGGCTTCTGCTCCACTTGCTGCCGCTTCGGCTGACCCTAGGGGTTGGGAAGACATGGACAAGCCATGGATTCCAGATAGTGTTGACATTGATGGAAAGAAGAGTGATAATAATGAACCAATAACCTTCTGGCAGGCTGTCAGAGAGATGTTTGGATTTAAATAAGGAGAATGACAATGGGTACGTTAGTTGTATTGTTACTACTTGCTGTTGCTGGCTACATCGTTTGGAAGCTTGTTAAGACTCCAGACCTAAACCAAGATGGTAAGGTTGACGTTCAAGATGTTGTTACCGCCGCCAAGGAAGTTGCTGTAGAAGCAAAGACCGAAGCCGGTAAGGCAGTTGAGAAGGTCAAGAAGGCTCGTAAGCCAAAAGCACCAAAAGCCTAACAACTGAACGATTCGTTTAGTTGCATGCTGATACCTTGTGAGAACAGGGTATATTCGTAATATGACATCGTTCTTATTACGGCAAAACCACGCGGATGTTGTAACTCCTTGATTCTACAGGAGTTGTAACTCCGCGTTTTTATTAGGAATTTTAAACTATATGTAACTTATTGATTCTAAAGGGTATTGGCAGTTGACCTTCAGCTACCGGTAGCGTATACTGCTCGCATTGGTTGGGTGGTCCAGCCGATACCGAACGCGAGTTCGGACTTTGTGATGATTAATTGAGGATTTATATTATGGCTTCTATTTCTATTCCTGGTAATGACGGTCAGCTGACTGTTACGAACCTTCCGCTTAATAAGGTCGAGCGTGCTACCGTTGCCGCTGAGACTCTTATTGCTGGTGGATTGTCGAACTCGGCTGTTCTTGCTAAGATGTCTAAGTATCAGTCGGATAGTCCGGCTGACGGTCAGGACCTCTATAGTCAACAGGCTGCGTCTGCTAAGACTCCGGCTGCTGTGACGAAGACTGTTTTGGCACCATCCTTCAATCTAAAGGCTAAGGCTCCGAAGACTGTTTCGGCTGCTCCGACCGCCAAGCGTGCTAAGGGTGCTAACAACGCCAAGCGTGCTCGCGCTCTCGAGATGTTCAAGGACATGACCGCTCAGGGTCTCTCGCAAGAGAAGATGCTGAAGGCTGTTCAGGATGAGCTCAAGATTACGTACGCTAACACGTACTACTACTACTCGCGAGTGTTCAAGAAGGCCTAATGGCATTGGAGGCCGACATCCTGGCTGAAGTTGCCTTGTGTAACTCCCCACGTAATGTCGGCCTCCTCTTTTTGTTGTAAGTGAAATAGGAAGAAAGATATATGTTGACTCTAAACGAAATGAAGGCGATGCGCGTCGCCGAGATCGCGACTGTTAAGGCTCTGGTTGTGGCTTGCGAGGTCAGTGCTACTGATGCGCTTGTTCGGGTGGATGCGGTTCTGGCTCGCAAGAGTCTGACCGATGGGAAGAAGGCGCAATGGACTCGTCTCCGCGAGTGGCTTGTCAATCGCGACATGAACGACGCCGCGAACTGCAACCCTGATTACAACGACTTCTACGACGGCAACGGGTATCCCCGTCCTAGCGAGCGAATCTAAATGCGTAATCTTATCATTTCAGCGTCTTACAAGTCTTATCGAAGACTCCAACGGATATGGTATTCCTCGCAACTTTGACTGCGACGAAAACGAGAATGTCCTCGACAGCCAAGAACTCAACGAAATGTCGGACGAGGAACTCTTGGAGGCGTTCGAGGCTGCTATAGGATTCCACGGTTAATCATAGAAGATGAAGCCGTGACTATTATTCTTGCCTGGTTTACTTTTGTAATTGTTCGTAGTATAATGTTTGTTGTCCGTAGTTAATTTGTTATGGTGATTGCAATGTTCAAACGTTTTGACCCTAAGCAGACTGAACAATTTTTTAACGAGGCCAACGACAATGTTGCCATTGTTAGTACAATAATGGCTAACGAGGCTTCAACTCTAACATCTAATGATGTATATGATCTAGTAGAGCGTTTGGAGCGAGCTCGCAATCTCCTCCTGACTGTTGGTGACAGAAAGCATATTGATGAATCAAAGGATGTAGCGTAATGAAAGTTAAGCACGAACAGATTGGCGAAGACTTTAAAAAGCTTCTTGGCGAAATGGTTGCTAGTCCAGATGTATCGCTTGACGAGCTGAAAGTATTCTGCATCGAGTTGATTAACAAGGGTGTGAGCTCTCGGGCTAAGAAGGATATGTTTATTCGCGAAGTGCAAAGTGCAAAGCGAAAGGACATGGCAACCTGGCCTGTGTATAGTTACATTCTGGCTGGTGAGGGTAATAAAGTTGGCTAATTACAGCTTTGAGGCAAAGCACAACTACTTTGCTAACCTTAGAGACGAACACAAGTTTGTATCTATATGGTCTCTCTATGATGTTGAGAACATTGATAGGGAAGTAAACTTTGAAGGTTGCCAATCAATGTCCTATGTCAACCATTGGGGTATGCCTGTAGAGGTTGAATTGCCTAGTGGTAAGTGCACATGGCTTGATCTTTGGAAAGCAGCAGATGAGTGTATTAAGACCTCTGGTGACCAACATCATATTTTTGTTGAAGGGTTTACATCAAAAGATGGCAAACTAGAATTAATAACAGGTAGCTAAATGTATGGTCTAATACCACTTAAAGTAACAAACGGAATTCATTCATCCTCATCTCGGACGCCACACAAAGTGGCAGTCCGACATGGGGATCGTTCTGTTACCTATAAACAACTAACGGATAACATGAGGCGTGTGTCCCAGGCTGCGTTCACGGACATCAGGTTTCAGGGTAATGTTGCTATTGTTGGAAATAATAGTATTGAATATCTTGAGGTATTATTGGGGCTTGGTGATATTGGTGTACCTGTTGTAACAATTAACCCTAAATGGGTTGCAAGAGAAGTCATTGAATGTTTGAAGGATTGCAAGGCCCGCGTTCTATTCATTGACAACGACCTCTATAAAGAAGAATATGAACAGCATTGTGATCTAATAATAATCTTTGGCAGCAAATACGAAGAGTGGGTGAAGTATTACAAGCCAATAGAGCATTATCCAGACTTTAAAGACTCTGCAATATTTAACATTGTATATTCTTCCGGAACAACCAATAAGCCAAAGGGAATGTTGATATCACACAGATCAAGGTCAATGACCTCATATCTGATGCCGCTTGATTGGAATTGTATGAAAGAGTATGATGTGATGTTGAGTATTGCATCGTTCTCCAATGGTGGAGGCAGTAGCACTGCTATTGCAACTCTAAACAATGGGGGTACAGTTGTCATAGCAACAGGCATTAACCCAAGGACTATAATGAGGACAATTGAGCAAGAAAAAGTAACATGCATGCTAGTTGTTCCATCTATACTTAGATTAATTCTTCGTGATATTACATCCCATAGATACGATGTAAGTTCACTGACTAGTATTGTAGTTGGTAGCACAACGTTCCCCCCTTTGCTTAAGGGTAAGGCAATTAATTTCTTTGGTGATATAGTTTATGATCTTTATGCTTCTACTGAATGCGGTCCTATAACTTTACTCAGACCATCCCAAAAGTATATGCATCGAGCTACAGTTGGAAGAACCGTTACAGGGTCAACAATTAAAGTTATTAACAATGGTATTGAATGTAAGCCACTTGAAGTTGGTGAGATACATGCCAAAACTATGACAATGTTTTCTGGGTACACCGACATCAATAACGCCCACGCAGAAACACAAATGATTGCTACAGGTGATCTTGGGTATGTGGATGAGGAGAACTATCTACACTTTGTTGGCCGTGCTGATGATGTTATCATATCTGGTGGCACAAACATATATCCTGAAGAGATTGAAAATATTATTAATGAGTGCCCCGGCGTTGAGGAATCAGCAGTTATAGGTCTAGCGGATGATAACAGAGGAGAGATTGTTGCTGCGTTTATTGTTGGCACACCAATAGTAGATCCAATCCAATATTGTAGGGATAATCTTACACCATACAAAATACCAAAAAAAATATTCTATGTCGATAGTATTCCCAGAAACTCTACAGGCAAAATTTTAAGACGTAGTCTATTTTTGTAAGCAAGTTTATATAAATAAAATTGTAGGTGCCATATTGGGCCTACGTAAACATTAACTCGCTTAATAAGGAGATAACTATGACTAGAAACACTCTAAGTCTATTCGATCATCTTGATCGTCAGTGGCACAACCACACAGTCGGCTTCGACAGAGCCTTTGAAATTCTACAGCATGCGGCTGCCGTCGCCAAGTCCAACGACAACTTCCCTCCATACTCCCTCATCAAGAAAGATGATTACACATACGAGCTAGAAATGGCTGTAGCTGGTTTCAGCGAAGCAGATCTAGAAATCGTTTCGTCTAAGAATCGTCTTTCAGTCGTTGGTATGAAGCCTGAGAAGGACGAAAGAGAGTATATTGTGAAGGGTATTGCAGGACGCTCATTTGCTCGTGAGTTTGTTCTTGCTGATACTATTGTTGTTCGTGATGTTCAGTTAGATAATGGTATCTTGACAATTAAATTAGAGAATGTAATCCCTGAAGAGCAAAAGCCTAGAAAGATTGCAATTGGCAGAAAGCCAGTTGAC